GCAAAACATGGCACCAAAGGCTGGCGTTACAATTATTCCCCATCCCTTGCCAGATGTAGCAATAAAAGTTCTCCGCTAATCGTAAAGAACGGTGATAAACCATGACCGCTTAAATCCTCAACAAGTTCAAAATTCTAAATTCCAAACATTTAGTACTTTTCACTACGGGAATCCCAATAGCTCCTTGGCATTTTCCCTGGGATATTTCTTGTTCACTTTCTGAACCTCGGTCAGCAGCATGTTGTCTACAAAGCTTGAGGGTATGTGAATCGCCCGTGAAAACGGGCTTTTGAGGGTGGGGTTTCAGCCTTTTCGGAAGGCTAAATACCTCATATCCCTCAAGCCACGGCTTCTCCTTTACGATAGTTTCCTCCTTATTTGACCCTAGCCATTATTATAAACTAGAATGGCCTCTGCTTCCACAGTGAGAGGTATTTTGTGGGTGACATAAAAAGCGCTTGGGAAATTGCTCAGGAGAGAGCTAACAGGCTGGGCAAGCTCTCTGCTGAGGAGCAAAAGCAGCAGAAGGAGCAGGAATGCCGTCAAATTACTGCCGGGCTCGCCCAGAACTACCTTGACTCCTCGGAAACTCAAGATATAACTACCATGCTTGATAAACATTCTGGGGGAGAAAAAAGTTTAATTGAGTCGGCGTTATTTAGCCTACTAACTGAAGCTATTACTTTCGACAGCCAGGACAGGGCAAAGAAAGCAGCTCGAGGTATAGTGACTCTGGAGCCAAAAGCGCAGCCGATTGTGGGACGGATGATAGACTTGTTGACGGAATACCACCAAGCTGGAGAGAGGATAAGGACGGGAGTGGAAAGCAGGGCAAAGGAAGTGTTGCATCGGTTGAGGATTTCAGGCTCAGCAATAGGGGAGATAAACATCGAGGGTAGTCCGCAACAGCAACAGGATTTGCAAAGGTTCAGGGCACCATTGGAACAACAGCTTGATGCCCTGAAGCGAGACTTACACGAAGGAAAATTCTAAATTCCAAGCACTAAACCCTGAACAAATCCAAAAATCAAAATTACAACTCAAAAATCAAAAAACTTCACTTTTAAAGTTTGGTTTGTCATTTTAGGCTGCTTACATTTGTTCTAGCTTTGGATACAGGTTTGTCTTGATTATCTGGAAAATCCTTCACCTCCAAATTTTGTAGTGTGACTCTTTAGGGTCGTGCAGCACGAGGCTAAAGCCGCGCACTACTTTTTAAACTTTGCTTTGGCATTTTGCACTTTGATTTTTGAGTTTTCGGCATTGTTTAGTATTTCCAATTTAGGATTTACAGTTTTGCTGTACGGCGCTTACGGGGCTCCAATGGTCAACCTCTGCTCATAGAGCCACTGACGAAGGCTGAAGGTGGTCTCGATATCGAGTACCCGGTACTTCTTGCTGGAGATCCCGCACCTCTCGTCGGTGACGGTGATGACGTCGTAGAGCTCCTGGCCGCAGTTGACGGGTATGGTTATTTGGCCTCCCTGAGCTCGCAATGACTCCCTCCGGAGGATAGCGTCGGCCCTCTCCTGGGCCCTGGCGGCTGATTGAAGGTTGGGGTCATAGTCCTGGCAAAAGATATCGATGCCGAGCTGCAGGTTGTCCCAGTCGAAGGCGTCCTCGACGATTCGGTTGTCCTGGTCGTCCCTGCCGATGGCACGTGAGCGGGAGACAGAGACAGAGCCGGCGTACTCACCCTGGAGGATGACGTGAGACCCTTCGCTGCCGCTCAGGGTGACAGAGTAGGAATATGAGCTCGCCTCGTCGTCCTTCAGGTCCTTAACATACGCCTGGTTACCGTCGAAAATCAAGGCATCGGGGATGAACGAAAGGATACGCCTCAGTGCTGCGTCTCCCCTGGTGCCTGGCTGCAGGGTGAAGTCGGGGTAGAGGTTATCAACCGCTGAGCTCTTGGGGACTCCCCCAGGGCTGGTAAGATTGATTCCCCACCTGCAGATAATCTCCTGGATGATCTCCCACACCCGTTTAGTTGCGGGCCACCGCATTTGAAAACGGGCGGACCACCTGGATGCTAATCCCTGGCCATCGAGGCAAAAGAGCTTGAGAGAAGAGACAGAGACAGAGGAGGAATATTCCCAGGAATCGATCCAGTACCTCCCCATCTCCACCGCTTCGCTTCCCTGGGAAGTCTTATACCCTAACTTCAAGATCACTTCGCTTCGCTTTGCGGGTGGTGTGGCGTATTGGGCCTTATGGTTATCGAGGACGATAACCAGAGTTCCTTGAGTTTGTTGAGTTAGCTCGAGGATGTCGGGGGTTAGATCTAGTGGGGTTCCTGCTGCCCTGGTGGCTCTCCAGACTCCGTCGGGTCGTTCAAGCCACCAATGGGTGGCGGTACTCTGGAGCCGTAAGCCGTAAGTGGAGCTGATGTTCAAGAAGGGCTTGGGCTCGGTGAAGGCCATGGAGCTGAAGGCTGAGCCTCTAACGGCGTGACAGATTAACGGCATGGTATAGGCTGTCGTGCCGGTGTACTTCTCCACGGCGGTAAGCTGAGTATTCTCGTAGTCTTGGGCCGATGCAGGGTTGTGACAATCGGGGTACTCATAGGTGACATCCTCACCGTCGGGGGCGGTGATGAAGTACTGGAAGGCAAGCCAGTCGTAGTTGCTATCAAGCTCGGTGCGATACAGAGCAATGAAGCTATACGGCTCCGCCGTCTCCTTAGCAGCGAAGACGATATCGATGTGGTTGGGGGTATAGGAAGCCCCGATGCCGTAGGTAGTTGTCAAGGGATGGGTTATCGGCTCGCTGTGGGTGTGCTGGCTGGTCTCCTGGTCCGAGGAATCCAGGACGATAGCATTGAGCTCGGCTGCCTTAGCAGCAAAGCAAACCACGATGTTTCCCGTTCCCCACCACGTGGCAGCCATGGACAGGACATCGGCGTAGCTTGCGAGCTGGCTATTTGACCAATCCTGGCCGTAGTTATGGCTGTAGTACTTCCACAGGACATTTGCCGTGGTGCGATAGAATATGTAAATCTTGGCGCCATAAGCAGCGATGGCACATGGGCCCTGGCAATCCGTGGCTATTTGGGTCCACTGGGAATAATCGGACTGATCATCGGGGCTGGTGATCTTCTGGCGGTAAAGCTTATTACCGGTATCCGCCCTGATGCGGTGCATGCTGCCCTGGCCGTCGAAGGCGATGCCGTGGTGGTTGTCGGGCTCGTTGCCTTCATAGAGTCTTGACCAGGATAGGCGTTTGATGCCCTTCTCGAAGTCATAGACCTTCGCCTCGACGTAGGGAAGGCGGTCGGGTTTCTTCTGAGCTGCGGTTAAGCTGGCGCTTAGGGTTTTCATGTTCTATGTTCTACGTTAAAAGAAGGTCACCTGGATTAGCTTGGCGATGGCGATCCAGGCTAAAACTGCCATGGCTCTGCCGCCCAGGTAGTAGTGGTATTCGGTGGAGACTGGGGATTGGGGGCTGGGGACTGGGATACTCGGCGGCCAGGGACACAGGACCTCGAAGAAGCCAACGAGGAAGGCGTGCCACTCATCGGGGGTGCTAAATAGCTGTTTAATGGGGATGGTCTTCATATCACCCTCACCTTAATCCTCTCCCGTCAAGGGAGAGGAGATTGCTTCGCTTTGCTCGCAATGACAAGAAAAGGGTCATTTTCCGTTACGCTATTTTAGCTATGTGCATGTATGTATGGTTTATCCCTGCGTCGAGGTTGTCGCCGGCACCTGAGTTCTGGTATGCGTCAAGCTCAATGTAGTCACCTGCAGCAAGAGAGAATATCCCTGCTGTCATTACCCCTATCCGCCAATAGTTTGCAGAGTGAAAGATTGTTTCGGTTACCAGTGCGCCGTTTTTCCTGATACAAGCAGCATATTGATACGATTTGTTAGGGTTGTTCCAGTTTGTAGCCCCTATAACGATATAAATACCAGCCCTGGTAGCCGTAAACCTGTGGGTAGTGGTATTGAATTCACCAAGGGTGTCAAACAATTCGGTGTCAAGGTTAACAACTGTATGCGATGCAGAGGGAATTGTCTGGTCTGTGCCCAGATAGACTGCGCATCCTGACTGTTTCGGCAGGTCAAGGATGCCGTCGTCATGAAGCAGGAACGCCTCGACGCCTTTGACATCCATGCGGATTTTGTCCTCATCGGCTGACTCCTCTACATCAACCTTTGTATCGCCATCGGCATCCTGGATTTTAGTTCCGCCTCCCCCTCCGCCACTGGGCTGCTTACATTTCCATTGAGAAGCGGCGTTATCCCAATAGAGGACATCATCATCTGAGGGTGAGGGAATATTGACGTCGCCCAGGTTATTCAAAGCGGACTCATGAGGGACAACGGTTCCCAGGGGATGACGAGCTGTAAGATCATGCCGTGCAGTATTGAGATATTGAGAATGATCATCGTCACCCAGGCCCCCGAGGTCTCCATGGTCCCTGATCCCTGAGCTCCCTGCTGGCCACGAAGCCACGACGCAAGCGTCCCGGGGATTTCCCCCGGGTATGGCTACCAGGACATAGTTGCCGACTACCATAGCAGAAGATGCGATAGAGACGGAGACAGAGATATCATCGAGGTAGGTGGTTAGCGAACCTGCTAACTGGACTCCTGCCTTGTGGTCCTGGCTGTCGAAGGTCTTAACGATTCCGAGCTCTAACATGTTCTATGTTCTACGTTCAATGTTCAATGTTCATTCGGAGTAGAGCTCCCTGGTGGTCACTCGGCTTTTGAGGGCTTTCAGCTTCTTCTCGTAGCGGTCAAGCCTCTCTTTCCCCCAGTTCAAGAAGTTGATGGTGGCCCACTTGCCAGCGATGGTGGCTTTGTCAACGGTATAGACTGATGCTGATGCTGCAAGATATCCGGTAGCACCCAGGACGATGATCTCTTCGAACTGGCTTGGGATGGTGGATGACTCGGCATCGAGGGTATGCTCCTTATACCACCTTACCCGGGCATCGTCTCCGTTCCCTTTATCTGCCATATAGAGCTTTGTTCCCCAGATATCGAAGTGCTGATAATAGGGTGGATCCTCCCCAATGGGGAACTCGACTCTCCTGATTGCGATGAGGCCACTGAGGCTGGAGATATCGAGCTCACGGCTGTCCTCGGTGGTAGCGATATCGGTTGACTCCATTTGAGGGTAAGCTAACGAGAACTCGGTAACGACTCTCTCGATAGCTCCGTCCACTTGGTCGTTGGTCCAGCGATAGTTAGCCTCGTCTTCATTCTGGAGGTCCTCACGGACTCTGGCTCTCATTTCTGTTAGGTTCATTTCTTAGTCCTTAGCTTTCAGCTAGATTGCTTCGTCGCTGTCGCTCCTCGCAATGACAAGGGGGGTTGTGCCTCGCAATGACAAAAGGGGGACGCTCCTCGCAATGACGAGTACAAGAGGGGAGGGGGAGGTCGATATCCCCCTCCCCTGAGGCGGGAGGTGACTCTTCAGCAATCAGCTTTGAGCTTTCAGCTAACTACTGACCGCTGACCGCTGACTGCTCTATCAGTCTCTCACTCCGGTCAGCATGGCCGCTTTCACGGTGGAAAAGAGGGCAAGCGATACATACCACTTAACCCTGGTCCTGGTGGCGTCCTTGGTCTCCAGTGAGCCAAGCCGTTCCACCTGGAGCATTTCGGGGCTCGATAGCCCACACACGCCACCCTCGCCCATCTGGAAGGCGAAGATAGCCGAGCAAGCAGTGGTGGAAGTGCCGACGGTGTAGTTGTCCTTGATCCAAGCAGAGACGGCTATCCTGATGCCGTTATACATCTGGGTCTGCTCCAAGAACATCCCTGGTCGGGTCTCAAGGACTGTACCTGACGCCCTGATTAAGGACTGGAGCTTCCTCCGGCTCCGCTTGCTCATCAAGAGCATGTCGGGCTTGCCGCCCCTGACCAGGTCGATGAGCTTATCCAGGTTGTTAAGGCTCAACGTGGCACCATTGGCTCCCGTTCCCAGGTGGTGGCCGTACTTGCAGGTCCACGTCACCTGGTCGTCAACAACGGTGGCTCCCTCCTGGGTTGGCCAGGTGGGCTCGGTAGTGGCATGAGTCTTTTTATCGCCGGCTGCCGCCGTGCACTCATACCGGAAGCCGTTTTCGAGTCCTTCGGTCGGGACAACGATATCGCCCACCGCCGTAACGGTGTCGGCTACCCAGGCTGTGTCCGAAAGCAGCACATAGAGTCCTGACGGCTGGTTCGAGGCACCTGTCCCGTTAAGGAAGGCGTTCTCAAACTCATGCTGGACCGCCTTGGCCTTCTGCTCGAGGACGGCAACCTCGAGGTCCTGGATATTACTCCTGGTTGCCTTAAGGAAGTTGTCGACGTCGGCGTCTCCGCCAAGGATCTGGAGGGTAGCGGTCACCTGCTCGAACTCGGGCTCGGACTGAGTCCATGTTCCCGATACAGGTGCATACCACCCCACGCCAGGCAAAGTCTTCTCACGGTTGTACTTGAGACTGTTGCCCACGATCTGAATGAAAGGCAGCTCCTGCAGAATAGGGCTGTCCTTGATAATGGTCTCGATGATTCCTTTAAGAAGGATATCAGTAGAGAGTTTACTTGCTTCGTCTAACGATATGCTCATAGTTCCTCCTTGTTAAGCCTGATAAATCAGGCAACTACTCCTCCTTTTTGTCGAAGCCCAGCGGCGATCATCTCCTTATTGGACATGCCCTCGGTCGTTTCTCCCCTGGTTGGAGCTCCTGCAGGGACTTTGGCTGCCGCAGCTTCGGAGTCCAGGGTCTTCTTGACCGCAGAGACAAGCCCTTTGCCTTTCTCGACTGAAGCGGCGATCTCAGCGATGGTCTCGCCACTGATCATGTCCTGGGGAACCTGGGGGTTGGAGGCTTTGGCCATGCCGAGGTACTTGGAAACGGCCTCGTCCCTGGCTTCCTTCACCGATGCGAGCTCGGCAGTGGAAGCTTCGCTTCCCCGCTTCGCTTCGCTTAACGCCGTTTCGAGCTCGGCGAGCTTGGCGTCCTTCTCGGCCATGGCTTCCTCCAGGGTAGCCTTAGCCTTGTTTGCTTCGTCCCTCGCAACTTCGGCTTGCTCGAGCTGAGCTTTGACGGCGGCGATGTCCTCGTTCTGAGTTTCTGGAGTTCCTTGAGTTTGTTGAGTTCCGTTTTGTGGGTCCTCTTGGGTCTGGTTATCTTCCATTAATTCCTCCTTGTTTAGCTGTCAGCTATCAGCTTTCAGCCGTCAGCTAATTGCTGAGTGCTGACTGCTGTGAGCTTTTACTCAGGCACTTCCATGTCCGCGGCAACCGCTCTCTCTCTCGCTCCGCCACGTGTGGACGCTGCCCTAAACTCCTGATTCATCTGCAGGATCTTCTCCCTCTCCTCAAGCCACCTGGTGAACTCCTCGTCGGGGTCGATAATCCCCATCTCGTCCATGGCCGTCCTTCTACTGTGGACTCCTGCCTGGACGAGGAGCTGCTCGTTCTGAGCCTGACGCTGGGTATCCTGGGGAAGTATCGGGCCCCAGACTACCCGATGGGTTACGCCGTCAAGGTTCGCTGCCAGGTATTTCTGAGCAAGCTTCATGACCATCTCGGTTCTCTGGTGATAGGCGTTTGTCCTGATGGTCCTTTTGCGGGTGACCTTCTGGATCAATGCTCCGAGCTCAATCTGCAGAGCTGCACCTGACAGGTCCCTCTCGGTGCCGCCATAGGCTGCCCTGGGCGTTTCGGAGATATCGTGAAGGCAGCGATAGATCAAATCAATGTAATCGATATGCAGCCTGATGCCTCCCCCCTGGAGCAGGTCTAGCAAGTAGGCCTTGGCATCTTCGGGTATGGTCCACACCGCCCCTGGCTGGACCTGGATATCCTCGGCTTCGCCGATGTTTTCCAGGACTGCGATGGGGTTGCCTGACAGCTCCAGTATCCGGGACAACTGACTGACCGCCCAGTTCAGCTCCCGCTGCGGCTGTTTAATTGAGGGGATATCCGAAGTCCCCCAGAACTGTTTAGGCTCTCTGAGGTTGGGGAAGATGATGAACGGGATGAAGCCGTAGGGGTTTGGCTTTGACTCGATGCGGTCGTTATCCAGGAAGAGCTCGAAGTCCTTAGCTGTCCAGACTTCAGTTACTTTCACCAGATTGCTTCGGCGCTGTGCACCTCGCAATGACACAAAAAGGCTGTCATTGCGAGCCGAAGGCGTGGCAATCTCATTCCCATAAAGCATGGTCACCTCATCTTGGGTGAGGGTATATCGTGATGCCACCCGCCACACGTTACTCAAGTCATCACCAAGCCACCAGGCGTAGATGCCCCGGATATCGGGGGTGGTTATCTTGATGCGCTTCTCGTCAGGGTCCCAGATAACCTTGTAGCATCCGTCGCCCAGGATAGCGGTATCTATCTCGGTCTCCCAATCGAGCTGCTGCAGGTTGTTGCTTTCATAGACGTCCCGGAGTAGGTGCTCTGCGTGGACAACCCTGGCTTTAGCTCCTTCGCGTTGCTCAGGACCGGTGTTGTCGGCAGGGTAACAGGCGAAGGTCAATCCCTGCATTAAATAGCTGGTGACCTTATCGATGGCCACCTTGGCATAGTTAAAGACGAGCTGGCGGTTTCTGCCTTTCTTCTCCCACTGGCTGCCGCTGTAGAAGTTGAGGTTGTTGGTGTAGTCCGCCAGCCTGTTGGTGTCTAATCGGGCTAGCTGTGAAGGATTGAATTCATTCATCTCGTAAGCAATTCCAAAAAGTTTTGTAGTTGCCTGATTCATCAGGCACAATTGCCCAATAAATTGGGCAACTACAGTTTTAAACTACGCCTCGCAACGACAGAAAGCGGTTAGAAATGTAGTGCGAGGCTTTGCGGGTGACTTTAGCCTCGTGCGCACGACCCTGAATGGTCGCACTACAAAAGGGGGGCATGCCTCGCAACGACGTCCGAAATACTAAACGATATGGAATGACTAAAGTCCCAATGACTAAAAGTGTTTTGAATTTGGATATTGGGGTTTGTTCAGGAGTTCGCGGCGATAACGGAAGGCGTGGCAATCTCATTTCTTGACCGCCTTGAGCCCTCGCTGCACCGTTCTCACGCTAACTCGGAAGATTCGGGCGATCTCGTCGTTGTCTTTCCCTTCCTTTTTCAGCGACATCATTCTCCTTGCCCTGTCGGTCTTTAAGAATTTCTCCTTTCCCCAGGGCTCTTCCTTGATGCAATGGGGGAAAGGACAGTCGAGGCAGGAGGGGAATAGCTCACAGCCCTGGTCTTCGTAGGGGAAGTCCTCGGGCAGTAAATCCCAGATGCTTTCTCGTTGCATGATGTCGCAATATTAGCACTACTGTTCTAGAAGGGCAAGGGAATTTTGTCACCCTGTATGCATCGTATTAAGAGGTATATTGACATCGAGAAGCGGGCTAGTATAATGGTGTGTAGTGCACGTTAAATATGGGGGACTTGACAAGAGTTCAAGTTATATCTACAGTTTGCTATAACCCTCACCTGACCGCTCCCTTAAAGGGAGGGAAAGGTGGAGGGTGATAATAATTGGATAATTGGAATAGATTAAAGGAGGTGATGCCTATGGAGCAGTCCCGAAGGAATCTTGCGAAGGATTCACGGAGGGGAAAGTGAAAATTGTGTATGAGGTATATCAAGGTTTACTGGAAATACACGAT